AAAAGCATTGACCCCTCTGGAGTCGCTATGGAAGCTATGTCTAAAATTGATAAACCTCTTGGGTATTAATGGCAAGAAACACTCAGAAGAAGAAAGCTCAGAGAAATAAACAGCTTTGGGAAAGAGCTGCTACAGGTAATCGTGGCAAATGGCAGGGAAGAAGCCAGAAAGGTCACGAATTTTATTTAGATGAGCAACTTACTAAAGACGAGAGAGAATCTCTAGAAGAATCTGGGATGCCTACATTCACTATAAATAGGATAACTCCTATTATAGAGATTATGAAATATTTTGTTACTGCTAATAATCCAAGATGGAAAGCAGTAGGTGCAACTGGAGATGATACTGATGTTGCTCAAATACATTCAGATATAGCAGACTATTGTTGGTATATATCAAATGGTAAATCAGTCTATAGTCAGGTTATTAACGACAGTTTAACAAGAGGTATAGGGTATTTCCTTATAGATATAGATAAGGATGCTGATTTAGGCAAAGGTGAAGTAAAATTTCGTAATATATATCCTTACGATGTTCACGTTGACCCTATGTCGAGAGATTTTTTGTTTAGAGATGCTTCATTTATATTAGTTAAAAAAGATATTACAAGAACTCAGTTGCAGAATATGTTCCCTGAGTTTAAAGTTAAGATAGGTAAAGCAGGAGGGAATACCAGTACAGTAGATTATTCTTTAATAGATAAAACTACAGCTACTGCCATACAGCCCGAAGATGTTTCTAATCTTGGTATGGCTGTTGGTGTAGATGGTGAAGATGATGACATACTAGGTTACTTTGAAGTTTATGAAAAAAGAAAATTTGCTTTTTATAATGTTTTTATAAGAGAAGAAGCTCCTCCTGAAGTAGTTAAACAGGTAATGGAAGAAGTTAAAACTACTATTGAGGAATTAAAAGCTGAGATGATGGTTCAACTGCAAGAGAAGCAAATGCAGGTTCAACAGGCTTTACAATCTGGAGAGATAATAGAAAGTAGAGCTCAGCTTGAAATGCAAAAAGCTCAACAGCAGATGGAAGAAGCTTTAGTTGCTAAAGAACAGGAACTAATGTCTCAAGCTCAAGAGTCTCTTGTTCGTATTAACCAGATGGTTGTATCTGATAAAGAATTTAAAATTATGTCAGAGAATAAAGAGCTGTCTAAGAATATTGTTAATGCTGTTAAGTTTTTTGAGAATAAAGTAGTTCTCACTTGTAGTGTAGGTGATGATGTTTTCTTATATGAAAGGATGTTACCTATTTCTGAATATCCAATAGTACCTATACCATATATGTATACTGGAACACCATATCCATTAAGTGCTGTTATGCCATTGATAGGTAAACAGCAGGAGATTAATAAATCTCATCAGATTATGTTACATAATGCTAATTTAGCTTCTAATCTGAGATGGATGTATGAAGAAGGTTCAGTTCCAGAAGAAGAATGGGAGCAGTACTCTTCAGCTCCTGGAGCATTGCTGAAGTATAGACAAGGTTTTGCCCCTCCAACTCCTGTCTTACCTGCTCCCATAAATAATGCTTTCTTTTCTATTGTTCAGGAAGGTAAGTCTGATGCTGAGTATATTAGTGGAGTTCCTTCGGCAATGATGGGATTTACACAAGAGCAGCCTGAGACCTATAGAGGATTACTTGCTAATGATGAGTTTGGAACAAGGCGTCTTAAATCATGGATGAGCAGTATTGTTGAGCCTTGTCTTGAGCATCTTGGTAGAGTTTTTCAGCAAATGTCACAAAAACATTATACAATAGACAAAGTTTTTCGTATTGTCCAGCCTGAGGCTGGTCAAAAAGAAGGAGGAGAAGAGAAAGAACAAAGAATTAATATTCCTATCTATAATGATTATGGTAAAGAAATAGGCAAATGGCTTGACTACAATTCTGCATCTTTCGATGTAAGGATAGTTGCAGGCACTACAATGCCAATCAATAGATGGGCTTTAATAGAAGAATATTTTAGATGGTTCCAGGCTGGGTTAATTGATGATATTGCAATGATTGCTGAAACTGACATTAGAGGAAAGAAACAAATTATTGAGAGAAAATCTTTATATGCTCAGTTACAAGGACAAGTTCAACAGATGCAAGAATCATTAAAGGACAGAGAAGGAACTATTGAAACATTAGAGCGTCAATTAGTACAAGCTGGTATTAAGATGAAGATTGGTCAAGCTGAGACTGAAATTAGAAAAGATGTTGTGGAAACAGAAGCTCAGCAAAAAGTAGTAAGAGAAGCTCTAAAACAAGAATTTGATACTGCTAAAAAAGACATGAGAAGAGGTGTAGAAACAGTAGTTGACAAAGCACAGCTTTCGGCTGAAAAAGCAGTTGATAAGAAAGCAGAGAATGCTTAAATTTAATTATCTCATTTAATAAGGAGAGAAAATGGAAAATCAAGAAGTAATAGGCAACGCACAAGATAGTGCCCCCGATTCTACTTCTAATGTGGATGCATCTAGGGAATTTTTCGCAGCCCTGGATGGTTCTTTGAATCAAGGCATCCTAGAAGGTGAGCAGAAGGCAACCTCAGACGCTAATAGTAGTAATATACTTAGTCAGAGCCCTCAAGAAGTTCAGGAAGTTACCGACCAATCGGAAGGTAATTTAATGAAAAGGTATCAGGATTCCAGTCGTGAAGCTAAAAGGCTTTATGATGAAAATAAGTCAATGGAACCTTATATTCCTATCATTAACGCGATGAAAGAAGACCCTCAGTTGATTCGTCATGTACGAGGATACTTTGAGGGTGGAGGAGAAGCTCCTAAAAGCATGAAGGAGAGGATGGGATTAGAAGATGATTTTATCTTCGATGCTGATGAAGCTTTATCGAATCCAGAATCGGACTCAGCTAAGATGTTCGGAGCAACAGTTGATGGTATCGTTCAACAAAGGCTTGCTCAGTCTCAGCAACAACAAAACGCTGTAACTGAAAGAGCTGCAAAGGAGAACGACTTCAGAGGTAAACATAATTTGTCTACTGAAGAATGGAATGACTATAAAAACTTTGCTAAAACACACAAGCTGACATTTGATGATATTCTTTATTTGAAGAATAAGGATACTCGCGAAGCCAATATTCAGCAGAACGCTAACGAAAATGTAGCGAGACAGATGCAGAAAGTTCAATCTGCACCAGGCTCATTAGCTACTACAGGTAGTGCTCAAGTCGAAACTAATCAAGATGATTCCGTCTTTGACATTCTCAAGGGAGTAGATTCTCAACTTGAATCGGCATTTGGTACATGATGTACTAATGCCCTAATTGTCAAATAATAAAGAAGGAGTTAAAAAATGGCTGACATTTTTCAACTAGGTTCGTATGGAACTGGTTCTTCTTCGATTGGGCAAACGCCCTCAACACTTTCTACGGGTGACCTTAGAAGGCGATACAACTTTGGCGATAGGGTTTCTGAATTAGCAATAGCTCAAGACCCTTTCTTCAGATTAGTATCTAAAGTTGCGAAGAAATCAGTTGACGACCCGGAATTTAAATTCACCGAAAGGCGACCTTCTTTCCATAAACGGTATGCATATCCTGTTGCTTACAGTAATGATAATTCTACCTGGAATGCTAACTACAGTGCTTCTGTAGCTACACAAGGTGATACATTAGAAACTGCAGGCAATACGATATACGTTAAGATGGCTACAGACTATAAATCTGCAGGTAATCTGACTAACATTTATGGGCAATCTAATAATGAAATAGTTGTTGGTGCTGATGGCACTCAACCTGCTTTTTATTTAGAAGACCAGCTCATTAAGGTTAATTGGAGTACATCTGCAGGTGGTTTAGTCTTAACATATGCTATTCTTCGTGTTGATTCAGTAACGGCTCAGAATTATACTGCTGTTACTGACCAAACTACAGTTGATGCCCAAATACTGCAATGCACAGTTGTTAAAGCTAAAGACGCTGCATCTGGAGGTAGTGATACTAACTTCCCAGCTGGAATTAGTGCTAACGACTTTTCTGGTGATTCAGTATATAGTACATCAATAGCTGGAGATGGTTCATCTTCAGGACTTGAAGATGCACGTTCCTACGTTGTAGGTTCTACGCATGCTCAAGGTAGTGGATACCCGGCTACATGGAAAGACCAGCCTTTCTCAACCAGTTATGGACGCACTCAGATTTGGAAGACTGCGATGGCAATGGATAACACGACTCGTGCTACCGTGCTAAAGTATGAACCTAATGAGTGGGCTCGTATCTGGCGTGAAAAGTTAGTAGAGCACAAATGGGATATTGAGCAATCAATATTGTTTGGTGCTCAAGGTCAAATAGATAGTAATACTTGGACAACTCAAGGAGCTGTTGATTACATCTCAAGTTATGGTAATGTGTTTAGTCTCACACATGCGACAAAGACGCAAGACGATTTCTTAGATGATATGAGTAGTTTCCTTGACCCACGATACAATAATGCTAACGCAACATTGTTCTTTGTGGATACTGCAACCTATAACTGGTTGCATAAGTTGACAGGTTACTTTACTAATAACCTTGAAATATCACCGAACTTCCGTGCTGATATGGCTTTAACTGGTAAAAAGAAGGTATTTGGAGTAGACATCACGACAATCTCAACTCCGTATGGAGATATGAATGTTGCTCGTAATGTTCACTTAGATGGAGCTCAGATTAAGATTCTAGCCTGTAATATGAGATACTGTTCATACAGACCTCTCGTAGGAAATGGTTTGAATCGCGATACTGCAATCTATGTAGGTGTCCAAACCTTAGAAAATAGTGGTGTTGACCGCAGAGTTGACTTAATCCAAACAGAAGCTGGGATGGAATGGCAAATGCCTGAAGCTCACGCTTACTGGAAATAAGGAGGTATAGAAATGGCTAATCCTCTATATGGACAAAATAAGTTCGATAATTCAGTTGGTGAGAAGTTATTTTCTTCAGCGGGAACGCTTGTGGAACATGAAAACTCAACTGATGCTGCGGATATAGCATTATACACAATTCCAGCTAATAAGTTAGAATTAGGTGATATTGTTAGAATTAAGGTTTTCTGCACAGTTGTAGATCAAAATAGTTCAGATACTTTAACACCCATCCTTAACTTTGGTGGTTCAGCTATTGCTAGCGGAGCAGCTCTTGATGTTGCTGATAGTGATATTGTATATGCTTGGGCTGATGTTCACGTAACAGCAGTTGGTTCTAGTGGTACTATGACTGCAATTGCTGAGATTAGAACAGATGCTTTAGGTGCAGTACACGTTATAGGTGCAACTAATCTATCATCTAAGGATACTACTGGAACACTTGATGTAGCTCTCAATGTTGATTGGAGTGGTGCTCATGCTGATAATGAAGTACGAATTGATGCATTTAGTGTCGAATTAGTATAGGAGTCTGAATAATGGCTAAATTAGGAGCAAGTGCTGGTTGGCATGAAAATTACTGCCAAGACCTTACTGCAGCTTCAACTCTGAGCGGTTCTGATAATGGTAAAGTGTTTTTCTTAAATTCTGCTACAGAATTTGAGACAACACTTCCTGCCCCATCAGCTGGTTTAAGCTATACATTTATTGTTAAGGCAGCTCCTTCTGGAGCTAATTACACCATTGTAACTAATGGTGGTGCCGATATAATAATTGGTATGGTTACTTGCGCAACTGCAGATGACTTAGGTCAATATGACAATAATGCTGATGTTGTTACATTCGTAGCAAGTGCAGCTCTTGTTGGAGATTGGGTTAAGTTAGTAAGTGATGGGACTAGTTGGTATCTTTCAGGTGCATGTTTTGTAGCTGAAGGAATAACATCTGGTACTACATAATCTGAAATTTGAGAGGTAATATCTCATTATAAGGAGAATAGTTTTGGGGGGATTAATTTCCCCCCAATTCTGAAAGAATTATGGCAACAAGCGAAATAACTCAAAGCATAAAAGACATAACTGGAATTTCTTCA